ACCACGTGGCCGTCTGGATGGCCGACATTGCCCGGTCCGGCGTGGATCTGGTGGAGTACGCCGTCCCTTGCGACCCGGGCATCGCCCGCCCCCCGAGGCGCTGACGTGAGCCCCGAGCGCCCGAAGGTGTTTTCGCTGCCGCCCGAGGTACGGGAGGAGCTGGAGCGGCGCCTGGTGGGGTCGAACTTCACCGGGTATGTGGCCCTCGCCGAGTGGATGGAGTCGTTGGGGTTCGTGATCTCCAAGAGCGGCATCCACCGCTTCGGCCAGGGAATCGAGCGAAAACTCGAAGCCATCAAGGCGAGCACGGAGGCGGCGAAGCTCATTGCCGATGCGGCCCCCGACGAGGAGGGCGCCCGCTCGGCCGCGGTCATCGCCCTCGTCCAGTCGGGCCTCTTCGAGGCCATGGTCTCCCTGGAGGAGGCCAATGGGGCCGAGCCCGCGGACCGGGTGAAGCTCTTGAGCCGGGCGGCCTCCGCCATCGCCGACGTGTCCCGCGCCGACGTGGGCCTCAAGCGCTACGCGGCGGGGCTTCGGGAGAAAATGGCGGCCAAGTTCAAGGCGCTGGAGGCGGAGACCCAGGGGCCGAAGCCCTCCCTGGATCCGGCTACCTTCCGGCGGGTGGTCGAAGCGGCATACGGGATCCTGTAATGCCGGCGCTGGAACTCTACCCCTACCAAAAGAGATGGCTTGAGGACGCCTCCCGGTGGAAGATCGGGATGTTCGCGAGGCAGACGGGAAAGACGTTCACGACCACCCTCGAGATCGTCCTCGATGTCCTGAAGGCGGAATCGGAAAACCGCCGGTCCAACTGGGTCATCCTCTCGCGCGGGGACCGCCAGGCCAAGGAGGCCATGCGAGAAGGGGTCCACCTCCACCTGAAGGCCATGCAGGCGGGGTTCGAGGCGTTCGAGGCGCCGTTCGACGCCCGGATCACCTCGCAAGAGGTGGTCCTGCCCGGGGGCAGCCTCATCACCGCGATCCCAGCGAATGCGGACACGGCGAGGGGCTATAGCCGGAATGTCTTCCTCGATGAGTTCGCCATCCACCGGGATGCCCGAGCCATCTGGGGGGCGCTGTTCCCGGTGGCGTCCCGTTCCGGCCTGCGGATACGGATCACCTCCACACCGAAGGGGAAGGGCAACAAGTTCTATGAGCTGATGACGGCGCAGGGCGCGCGCTGGAGCCGCCATGTGGTGGACATCCACCAGGCCGTGGCCGACGGGCTGCCCAGGAATGTGCAGGAACTCAAAGAGGGCATGGCCGACGACGAGCTGTGGCGCCAGGAGTTCGAGCTGCAATGGGTGGACGAAGCGAGCGCCTGGCTGCCGTACGAACTCATCTACGCCTGCGAGGACAAGGATGCGGGGCTCCCCGAGACGTACGCGGGGGGGCCGTGTTTCGTGGGCGTGGACATCGCCGCGCGGGGTGACCTGTTCGTGATCTGGGTCCTGGAGGCCGTCGGGGACGTGGCATGGACGAGGGAGATCATCGCCCGGCGGGGGGTGCCCTTTTCGGAACAGGATGCCCTCTTGGACCAGGTGTTTCGAAAATACAAGGTGGTCCGGTGCTGCATGGACCAGACGGGCATGGGCGAAAAGCCCGTGGAGGACGCCAAGCGCCGCCACGGCGAGATGCGCGTGGAGGGGGTCCTGTTCACCGGCCCCAACAAACTCGCGCTGGCGACCGTGGGCAAGGAAACCTTCGAAGACCGGAAGATCCGGATCCCCGAGGGGAGCGCGGACCTTCGGGCGGACCTGCACAAGCTCCAGAAGGTCGTGGGCCCGACGGGAACGCCCCGGTTCCTGGCGGATTCCGATTCGGCGGGCCACGCGGACCGCGCCTGGGCGTGCTTCCTGGCCACCAGCGCGGCGGCCACGCCCTCGGCCCCCATCGACTTCCAATCGCTCGGCCTGCGCGAAGGCGCCTCGGAACTTCGGGTGAACGAGGACCGGGGCTTCGGCACGGTGGGCGGCGGCGCGGATATGACGGGATTCTAAAACCAAGATGAAAGATGAGGGATGAAAGATGAGTAAAGCCAAATACGACCCATCATCCTTCATCCTTCATCCTTCATCTTCGAGGTAACCATGCCGGGCAAACCCCCAGACATGAACGAGATCGCCACCACGCGCGACGGGCGGGACATCACCCGGGGCTTCGTGGACCCCCTCCAGCTCCTCATGCCGGCGGACACGGTCCTCCAGACGCGGGGCGGGTACGACCTGAAGCTCTACGAGGAGCTGCTGAGGGACGACCAGGTTCACGCCACGCTCCAGCAGCGCCGCCTGGCGGTGGTCAAGGCCGAGTGGGAGGTGGAGGCCGGGGGCGACTCGCGCCAGGACAAGAAGGCGGCCGAGGCGCTGAAGGCCAACCTGAAGGCGCTGGACTGGGATGACACCACGGACAAGATGCACTTCGGGGTCTACTACGGCTACAGCGTGGCCGAGTGCATGTGGGGGCGGGACGGCGCCCAGGTCACTCTCGACAAGGCCCTCGTGCGCAACCGGCGGCGCTTCGCCTTCGACGGGGCCTACCGCCTCCGCCTGAAGACGAGCGCGAACCCCCAGGGGGAATTGCTGCCGGACCGGAAGTTCTGGGCCTACTCGTGCGGGGCGGACAACGACGACGAGCCTTACGGACTGGGGCTGGGCCACTGGCTCTACTGGCCCGTGTTTTTCAAGCGCAACGGCCTGAAGTTCTGGGCTATTTTCCTGGACAAGTACGGCATGCCCACGGCCTCGGGGAAATACCCGCGGGGGGCCACAGCCGAAGAGAAGACGAAGCTCCTGTCGGCCCTCGCGGCCATCCAGACGGACGCCGGGGTGATCATCCCCGATGGGATGACCATCGAACTCATCGAGGCCAAGCGGGCGGCAGGGGCGGATTTCAGCCTCTTCTACGACCGCATGGACGCCGCGATCACCAAGGTCACCCTGGGCCAGACCCTCACCACCGACGCCAAGAACACGGGGCTGGGCTCGTCCCAGTCCCAGACCCACATGGACGTGAGGCAGGACCTCATCAAGGCCGACGCGGACCTGCTGTGCCAGAGCTTCAACATGGGGCCCGCCCGCTGGCTCACGGAGTGGAACTTCCCGGGGGCGAAGGTCCCGAAGGTCTGGCGCCGCATCGAGGAGCCGGAGGACCTGAACCAGGTGGCCGAGCGGGACAAGACCCTGAACGAGATGGGGTTCCGGCCCACCATGAAATACATCGAAGACACCTACGGCGGGGAGAGAACCGATACCGGCGTGGCGCGGGCGCCCTTGGATGTGGCGCGGGCGCCCTCGCCCGCGGGGGCACAGAACCCCCTCTTAGGAAAAGAGGGGGCAGGGGGAGATTGGCCCCTCGCGGGCGGGGGCGCCCGCGCCACGAAAGACAAGGACCAGGCGGTGGCCCTCGCCGAAGGCGAGACTGGACAGGCGGGAACGCCTGTCCCACCCGATACCCCATCCATCCTCGCAGACCGTCTCTCCCGCGAGGCGGGCCCCGCGGTGGCCGCCCTCCTGGAACCCATCCGGAAGATCGTGGGCGAGGCCACCAGCCTCGAAGGGTTGAGGGACTCCCTCTTCGAAGCCTATCCAGACATGCCCGCCGGGAGGTTCACCGAGATCATGGAACAGGCCCTCCTCGCCGCCGAGCTGGCGGGGCGGTGGGACGTGATGCAGGAACTCCGGTAGGAGTGCCGCGTGCCCGTCACCCCAACCAGCCTGCCGTTCCAGGAAGCGATTGACTTCTTCCGGGGCAAGCTCAACCTGCCCACGGAGACCTGGACCGACCTGTGGCAGTCGCAGCACGATTGGGGATTCGTCGTGGCCGGGGCGTCGAAGGCCGCGCTGGTGGCGGATTTCCACGCGGCGGTCCTCAAGGTCATCGGGCAGGGGGTCACGCTGGAGTCCTTCCGAAAGGACTTTGACCGCATCGTCGCCACGCACGGCTGGGATTACAAGGGCGGCCGGGATTGGCGAAGCAGGATCATCTATGGCACGAACCTGCGGACGGCCTACCAGGCGGGGCGCTGGAAGCAGCTTCAGGAATCGGGGCTCCCCTACTGGATCTACCGCCATTCGCACGCGGTGGTCCGCCCCAGGCCCCAGCACCTCGCATGGGACGGCCTCGTCCTCCGCAAGGACGACCCCTGGTGGAAGACCCACTACCCGCCCAACGGCTGGGGCTGCATGTGCTCCGTGACGGCCGTCTCCCAAGCGGGCCTGGAGAAGATGGGGAAGGCGGGGCCCGACACCGCGCCCCCCATCGAAATGAAAGAGTGGACCGTGGGGAAGACCGGCCCCACCCCAAGGACGGTCTGGGTTCCCGAGGGCATTGACCCCGGCTTCGGGTATGCACCCGGGGCCACGGCGAACGGCCACGCCATCGAGAACTTCCTCGATCAGATATCCAGCCTGCCCCCCCATGTCGCCTCGGGCGCCATGGCTGATATCTTCCACCTTAAAACGCCGCTGGGGGCGCTCACCGAGGCCTTTGGCCAGTGGGCCAAGGAGATCATCGAAACCAAGATCACACGGGGCGATGTGTTTCCCGTGGGCGGCCTCAGCCTAAAGACGCTAAAGGGCCTGGATGACCTCGGTATCAACCCCGCCACCTACGAAATCGTGGCGAGGGATACGGACATCCTTCACGCATTGCGCGACAAAAAAACCACCCTCTGGAAAAGCACCGGGTACCGCGGGGGAATTTCCGCGGCAGACCTGCTCGCACTGCCCGAGAAACTCGCGTACCCAAAAGCCGTTCTCTGGGATACCCAGGACCCCGCGCTGCTCTACGTGTTTGACCCGGCCATGGGCGGGGACACTGCGGCGAAGATCGTGGTCCGGGTGGACTTCTCCCTGAAGACGGCGAACGGAACGATCACCACGAACAGCTTCCGAACGGCGGGGCTGGTTGGGACAATCAACTTGAGGGGTCCGAACTTTGTCGTCCTGGAGGGAGGGTTGTGAGGCCCAGGGGGTACGCCACCTTCCCCGTAACGGAGGCCCTTGACGGGTTACCCAACTGGACCGGCGATTTCCCAGTTGTCAGGGCCTCACAACCAGGGAAGTATAGGGCCTTTTTCCGAGGAATGCAATGTCCGGCGTGACGATCGAAGTTGACGATCCTGGCGTCCTCGCGGCGCTGGCGCAGCTCCAGGCCAAGATGGGAAATGTGGACCCTGTGCTACGCAACATCGCCGAGGAGGTGCTTTTCCCCTCCACGGAAAGGCGGTTCAGGAGCCAGGTCTCCCCGGAGGGGGCAAAGTGGGACGAACTTTCCCCTGAGTACCAGGCCCGGAAAAAACGCAACGCTGACAAGATCCTTACGCTCTACGGCTACCTGCGCGAAACCATGGCCTACCAGCTCGCGGCGGGCGGGCTGGAGTTTGGGTCGGACCGGAAGTATGCGGCCCGCCACCAGTTTGGGGGGACCTTCCCCATTGCCGCTCATGGTAAAACGGTTTTTTGGACCGCCAAGGGGAAGCGCTCCTCCAAGGCGAAGGCCAGCAAGAGCAAGTCGGGCCGATTCTCCTTCAGCCAGGTCGAGGTGGGGGCGCACGAGGTAAAGACGCCCGCCCGGCCCTTCCTGGGCCTCTCTCGGGAGGATAAGACCTCCATCCTGGAGATTCTGAATATCTATTTTTTGGACGAAAAATAAATCTTCAAATCTTTAATATCCCGCAAACAGGGGTTTAGGTGGCTTTTCCAGAAAAAGTTTTCCACAGGGTTATCCACAGGTTTTCCACAGGAGGGCCGGGGCGGGGCGAAAAATCTCGCGTTAAAACGGCCCAGGACGAGAGTGACCCCCCTACCCGCTCCACCAGGGCGGGGAAGTCGCTCCCGCAAAAATTAAAGGGTGCCTGCGAAGAATTAAACGGGGTTCTGGGGTGGGCCAGGGATGCTTTTGGAGGAAGGGCTTGAATTGGGGGTTTTTGGGGGCTGATTCGGGGGTCTCTCTATGAACGCCTTCAGGCTTACCCGGGCCGTGCCCTCCTCTTTATCCTGCCACCGTCGCGGGAGGCTGTCAAGATGAAGCGAATTGAGATCTGCAAAGCGGGGAAGGTCACCGACCGGCACGGCCGCGAGTTCGATCTCAGCGAGACCGTCCTCGCCGCCGTGGCGCAGCGGTACGACCCCGAGGCCCACGAGGCCCCCATCGTCGTGGGGCACCCCAAGACCGACAACCCCGCCTACGGGTGGGTCAAGAGCCTGGCTTTTTCGGAGGGGAGGCTGTCGGCGGAGCCCCACCAGGTGGACGCCCAGTTTGCCGAAATGGTGAAGGCCGGGCGGTTCAAGAAGATCTCGGCCTCATTCTACCTGTCCGAGCAGCCCACGAACCCGAAGCCCGGGGCGCTGTACCTCCGCCATGTGGGGTTTTTGGGTGCGGAGCCCCCCGCCGTCAAGGGACTGCGAAGCCCCGCCGACCTGGCCGAGGGCGATGAGGGAGTCGTGGAGTTTTTCGCGGACTTTGCGGAGGCCCCTGCCGGCGTCGTGGCCCGGCTGTTTCGGGGCTTGCGGGAACTCGTGATCGAAAAATTCGGGCAGGACGCCGCAAACAGCGCCCTGCCCGACTGGAGCATTCAGGGCCTCGCCGACGCGGAAGCGGCGGACGCCGTGCCCCAGGCCATGTTTTCAGAACCCGAAGGAGACCCCATGGACGAAAAGGCGAAGACGGAACTGGAGGACCGAGAGAGGGCGATCGCCACCAAAGAGGCGGAGTTCGCCGAGCGGGAGGCGGGCATCGTCGCGAAGGAGACCGAGATCCAGGCCGGGGAGCGCAAGCGCCTCGCACAGGAATCGGCCGACTTCGTGGAGGGGCTGGTGAAGGCGGGGAAGGTCCTGCCGCGCGACCAGGCCCCCGTCACAGCCCTGCTCGCATCGCTCGACCCCGGCGGCGCCGTGGAGTTCTCCGAGGGCGAGGGGGACAAGGCGGTGCCCGTCACCAAGGCGCCGGGCGAAGTCCTCAAGGGCTTCCTCACCAACCTCCCCGTGGCCGTGGACTTCTCCGAGCGGGCGGGGAAGGAGAAGGGCCTTGCCGAGGATGACCCCCAGGCCGTGGCCAAAAAGGCCCAGGACTTCCAGCTTTCCGAGGCCAAGGCCGGGCGCACCGTGAGCATCACGGAGTGCGTGGCCCACGTCACGAAAGGCAAATAGCCATCCCGGGGTAGGAGCGGCGCCCCGCCGCGAATCCCCTTATCGCGCCGAGGGCGGCGCTCCTACAGGACCTCACTTGGACAGGAGACGGACATGAACCATCCGGGAGTGACCCACAATTTTGTTGCCGGGGGCGCCATCGGGGCGAACCGGATCGTCAAATTCGGGTCGGGGGACACCACGGTCCTCCAGGCCACCGCGGCAACCGAATCCCTCCTCGGCGTCACCACCGAGATCGCGGCCCTCATCACGGAGCGCTGCGACGTGATCCTCTCGGGCGTGGCCGAGGTGGAGTACGGCGGCGTCGTCACCCGGGGTGCGCGCCTCACCGCCGACGCCGACGGCAAGGCCGTGGCCGCCAGCGCGGGCAACCGCGTCATCGGCATCGCCATGGTCTCCGGCGTCTCGGGGGACATCGGGTCGGTGTTGCTCGCCGTCGCGGGCGCCATCGACAACGACCAGGAGTACACCGTGGACGTGACCATCTCCACGGCGGAGCTGCTCGCCCTTAACGCCACCCCCAAGCAGCTCGTGGCGGCCCCGGGGGCGAATAAGGCCCTCATCCCCACAGGCCTCACCCTCATGCTCGATTACAACTCCGCCGCCTACGCCGGCATCGCCGCGGGCGAGGACCTGGCGCTGTGCTACACGAACCTCAGCGGGGTCCAGTGCGCGGTGGTGGAGACCACGGGGTTCCTCGACCAGACCGCCGACCAGGTGCGCTACGCCAACCCGCTGGCGGCCTCGGGCGGGTTCGTCCCCGCGGCCAACGCGGCGCTGGTGCTGGGCCTCCTCACGGCGGAAATCATCACCGGCGACAGCCCGCTGAAGTGCCGGATCAGCTACAAGATCATCGATACGGTGCTGTAAAAAATGGAGCGGGGTCAGGTCTTGCATTGGCGCCATCCTCCCAGGCGCGCCACGTGCCAACGCAAGACCTGACCCCATTCGTACGTTTCTGAAAACCCCCGCGCCTAGCGCGCCGAAAGGAGACCCATGGCGACCCAGCCCTTCCCCACCAACCCGGAACTGATGGCCATCACGCTGGCCTACCGGAACGCAAAGCTCATCGGGGACGACGTGAGCCCCCGCGTCCCCGTGGGCTCCATGCAGTTCAAGTACTACTCCTTCCCCAAGGGGCAGGCGTTCACCATCCCCGACACGCACGTCGGGCGCAAGGGCCAGCCCAACCGGGTGGACTTCTCCGCCGCCGAGACCGCGGGGTCGTGCGAGGACAACGGCCTCGAAGACGGTGTGCCCCAGGAGGACATCCTCAACGCCCCCCCCAACTACAACCCCCTGGGCCACGCCACGGAGATGCTGACGGACCTGGTGGCGCTGGACCGCGAGGTCCGGCTCTCCGACCAGATCTTCGCCGCCGCCAACTACGCCTCCGGGTTCAAGGTCCAGCTCGCCGGCGCCGACCAGTGGAGCGACGCCACGAGCGATCCCATCGGGGACATCGGCGCGGGCCTCGACGTGCCCGTGATGCGCCCCAACGTGATGGTCATCGGGCGGCTGGCCTACTCGGCGCTGGCCAAGAACCCCAAGATCGTGGAGGCGTGCTCCACGTCCGGGGCGGACTCGGGCATCGCCCGGCGCAAGGCCATCGCCGAGCTGTTCGAGCTGGAGGATATCCTCGTGGGCGAGGCGTGGCTCAACACCGCCAAGAAGGGCCAGACGGCGACCCTCGCCCGGGTGTGGGGGAAGCACGCGGCCCTGATTTACCGGAACAAGCTCGCCAACACCCAACGCGGCCTCACCATGTTCCTCACGGCCCAGTTCGGCACGCGCCTCGCCGGGAACTGGGAGGACAAAAATGTGGGACTGCGCGGCGGGCAGATCGTGCGCGTCGGCGAGTCGGTCAAAGAAATCCAGATGGCCAACGACCTGGGCTACTTCATCCAGGACGCCGCGGCGTAAGAAATACCGCTTGGGCCGCCTCAGGCCCCCATCAAGGGGCTGCGGGATTGGGCAACCCGCAGCCCCGCCCCACCCTGCCCGACGTAGGAAAGGCTTCCCGTGGCGTACGCGACCCAGGCCGACATGGTGGACGAGTTCGGGGAGTTGGAGCTGGCGCAACTCACGGACCGCATCAGCGCCAGCGCGATTGATGCCGAGGTGTTGAAACAGGCGCTCGATTCCGCGACCGAGGAGATCGATTCCTACCTGGCGGCCCGGTACACCGTGCCCCTCGAAATGATTCCCGCAGCGCTCGTGCCCAAATGCGCGGACATCGCGCGGTACCGGCTCTACAAGGACGCCCCGCCGGATGTGGTCATCGAGCGCTACAAGATGGCCATCCGGTGGCTGGAGAACGTCGCCAAGGGCCTCATCGCGCTGCCCGTCACCCCGGCGCCGGTGTCCCACGACACACCTGACTTTGACGATCAGGACCGCATCTTTACGAAAACCACCCTGGAGGGCTTCTGATGGGTGGCGTGCTGGACCGGTGGAACTATCTGGAACTGGAAGGGCTGATCCTGGCGAGGCTGGAGGAGACCGGGCACAACCATCCGCCCATCTTCTACCTCTCCGCGGCGGACCTGGACGGCATCCTGGAGAAAGCGCAGCCTGCGCCTGCTTTCCACGTCTTGTTTTGGGGGGACCTTTTTCCGCAGGGAGACGGCAGCCAGGTATCCAGCCGGGCCGTGTATAAGGTCATCCAGCGGTGGTTGGTGCTGGTCGCGGTACGCAACGTCTCCAACCAGATTACGGGGCAGGCTGCCCGGACCGAGGCGGGGCCGCTGCTCACGATGGCGCACGTCGCGCTCGCGGGGTGGACACCGGTGTCCACCGATACCAAACGGACATGGAAGCCCCTGCGGAGAGTCACGCCGGGGGTCGCGAGCCTGTACCGGGAAGGTTTCGCGTATTTTGCCACGATGTGGGAAGCCGAAACGGCTCTTCAACCGATCTGACGAAAGGGCCGAAACCGGCCGATAAGGAGACCTGACCATGGGCAGCAACTATCTCCTCCTCCAAGGCAAGATTTTACTCGCCGACCGCGATGCGCTGGGGGAGCCCGAGGCGTTCCGCTGGATCGGGAACAGCCCGAAATGCGCGGTGGGGATCAAATCGGAAAACCTGGAGCACAAGGAGTCCTACTCCGGACAGCGACAGACGGACCTGAGGATCAACATCGGGAAGGCCTGCTCCGCAGACATCACCATGGAGGAGTTCGTGGCCGACAACGTCGCCCTCGGCCTCTACGGGACCTCGGTGGCCGTCACGGGCAGTACGGTATCCGCGGAGACCGCCCCCACGGGCCTCGTGGTGGGGGACATCGTCCGGCTGGCGCACCCCTCCGTCAGCTCCCTGGTCATCACGGACTCGGCCGGCTCGCCCGCGACGCTGGTGCTGGGGACCAACTATTCGGCGAACCTCGACCACGGCAGCTACACGATCCTCAACCTCGGGGCGCTCACTCAGCCCTTCAAGGCCGCCTATACGTACGCGGCGCGGACCGATGTGGCCATGTTCAACGCGCCGGCCGCCGAGAAGTTTTTGCGCATCGAGGGGATCAACCTGGCGGACGATTCCAACAAAGTCCTGGTGGAGTTCTGGCGCTGGCAGTACGATCCGGCCGAGAGCTTCGACACCATCAGCGAGGACCTCTCCAGCATGGTCCTCAAGGGCATGGCGCTGGCGGACAGCACCAAGGCGGTGGACGCGACCCTCGGCCAGTTCGGGCGCTACACCAAGCTGTAAGTTGAGGTTGGGGGCAGTTCTCAGCAGGGCCGGAAGGCCATGCTGGGCCTGACCCCGCCCGGGTCACCCCAGGAGGAGAGGATGACCGACGAACGCGACGACCTGAACGTCCTCTTCCCCCAGCCCGTGACCGTGCGGGCCGGGGGCGAAGAGGTGACCGTGCGGGTGCTGACCATGGCGGAGATCCCCGCGGCCTCGGGGATCCTCTGGCAGTGCTTTGCGGAGGCGAAGGTCAAGCCGGAAGACGCGGCGGAGATGGACCTTCCCAGGGTGCTGGCCGCAGCGGGCAACGGCGCGGCGGCCCTCCTGGGCCTCATCTGCGACCGGCCCTCGGGGTGGGTGTCGGCCCTCCCCGCGGGGGACGGCCTGCGCCTCACGCGGGCGGCGCTCGAGGTGAACCACGATTTTTTCGAGGAGCTGTGCAGCCCGGCATTTCTCGCGCCGGTGTTCGCAACGGCGGTGAAAGTCCTCCACTCCTGGAGATCGTTTCAGGCCTCCTCGCCGCAGGCCACCGGTTCACCGACATCGGAGGCTACACCCTCGCCCAGGTGAACCTATTCCACCGGGCGGCGCAGGCGCGGAAACTCGATGAGGCCGCCGACCGCATCCTGGCCGGCGGCTCGCTTTGGAGCGACGGGAAGGGCCGGCAAAAAGCGGCCGACGGGTACCGGCAGGCCGCGAAGAAGATCCGGGTCGGAAAAGAGTAGGATCTCTGACCCCGGATCGGTGTCCGGGGCAGGCCCCGGCGCGAAGGGTGGACGATGGCGGGAAACCTCGACCTCAAGCTGAAAATCCGCGCCCTCGTCCAGGGTATTGACGAGGTCAAGCGCCTCGCGGGCGAGGTCAAGGGCCTCGCCGGTACCGCGGGGAAGAAGATCCCCGACCCCACCGACCAGATGCGCGGGGGCCTGGGCGCGACGGCGTCTAGCTTGCGCGGCCTCGCCACACAGTTCGGAGCCTTCCTCGCTGCCATCGGGGCCTACAAGGCCATTGCCGCCGTGGCCTCCGGAGTTTCGGCCCTCGTCTCGGAGGGTGTCCGCTACAACTCGGTGATGGAATCCTCCCGGCTGGGGATCGCGAGCCTCATCACCGCGCAGGCCCAGCTTCGGGATTCCGGCGGTAACGTGCTGGAGGGCCAGGAGGCCCTCACCGCCGCGACCGGTATCGCCGACGAGCAACTGAAGAAGCTGCGTATCGCGAATCTGGAAACCATCGCGACCTTCGAGCAGCTCGCGAAGGGCTTCCAGATCGGGCTGGGGCCGGGGTTGGCCGCGGGCCTCAATTTGGATCAGGTGCGGGAACTCACCGTATCGCTCACCCAAGCCGCGGGGGCCATCGACCCGGTACTCCTCGATGAGCGGCAGCTCGGGCAGGAAATCCGCAGCATCTTCGACGGGACGATCAATCAGACCACGAGGGTCGCCAACACCCTGGGCCTCACGGCGGAGAAGCTCCAGGAGTGGAAAGACCAAGGCCCGGATAAGTATTTCGAGAACCTGAGCAAGGCCCTGGCCGCCTTCAACGTGGCCGGCGCCCGCGGGGCGCAGACCTGGGCGGGGCTCACGAGCAACATGAGGGACGCCCTCTCGATGCAGGCGGGGGATATCACCAAACCCCTTTTCGACCAAGTGAAAAAGGCGCTCCTCGACGCCTTCGGCGAGGTGTTCAAGGGCGGGGAGGTGGCGAAGGAGTTCCAGGGGATCGGTACGGCACTGAGGGATGCTGCGACCGTCGCCGGGGGCCTTTTGGCGGACGGGATCCGTGCGGCGGTGGACGGCGCGGCGAAAGTGGCCGCATGGATGGAGGAAAACAAAGATCAGATTGCACTCGCAGCTCGGTCGGCTGCGGACCTCGTCCGGGAGACCGGTACGCTACTGGCCCTTATCGTCCAGACCAATGCTGAAGCTGGCACGATCCGGCCGTTGCTCGATTCGGTCATTCTAGTCCTGCGTGCCGCATCCCTCTTAGTCGCAGGTCTCCACGATGGGTTTCGCCTAATCGGCGCGGTTGTGGTGGGCATTGGGGTTGAATTAGTGCGTTTCGTCAACGATCCACTGGCTCTCATCATGCGGGGCATTGCGGCGGCTGGCGAGGCGACGGGCGTCATGAGCTACGGCGCCGCCGCCAGCCTCCGAGGTGCGGCGGATAGCCTGACCAAAGCGACCGATGGGCTTGAGGAGGCTGGCGCCGTTTGGGCAGGAAAAATATTGGAAGATTTTGCCGAAGGGAACACCGAATCAAAAAAACTCATTGACACGTGGATGAGGGGCGCGAAGACACCCACGTTAGGCGCGGCGCCATCCCCGCTTCTTGGCGGCGTCACCGTTGGATCCAAACCGGGCACCTCGCCCGCGGACAAGGCGAACGCGGAGGCGGTGAACGAACTCGTGGCGGCGCTGAAGAAAAAGGCCGAGGCGATCGACGAGACGAACGCCGCCGAGGTGATCGCCCTCCTTCATTCGAAGCAAGCCACGCCCCAGCAAATTGCCGAGGCTCGCGCCTACCTTGCGGCCGCCGCGGCAAAGAAGGCGTCCAAGGAGGCCTCGGCGGAGGCATCCAAGCAGGCCGAGCAAGACAAGAGGGCGGTGGACTCGCTTCTGGCCAGCCTCGAAAAAGAGGTGGCCACCTATGGCCTGGGCAAGGGCGCCCTCGTGCAGTATGAGCTTGCGGCCCGCCACGCCGGGGATACCGAAAAGGCTCTGGCGAAGTCTCGCACGGACGCTCTCCAGAATATGGAAAACCAGGCGGCGATCGAGAAGACCATCGCGGCTCTTCGCGAAGAGGCGCTCACGGTAGGGTACACCGAACGCCAGCTCCAACTCTACAAGTTCGCCATGCAGGATGGGGTGACCCCCGCGCAGATCGCGCAGGCCGATGCCCTGCTCGCAGAGAAGGAGCATTCCGAACAGCTCATTCAGGTCAAGAAGGACCTCGTCGAGCTTGCGAACCAGCAGCGGACGGCGCTGGAGGGCGAAGTGGCGGGATGGCTGAACGCCATCGACCCAATGAAACAGTACCGCGACCAGTTGCGGGATCTCTCGAACGCCCAGCGGCAGGGCCTCATTTCGGGGGTGGATGCCGAGAGAGTCCGGACGCACGTCGAAATGGAACAGTGGAAGGCAGAATTCCCAGACCTCGCAAAAGCGGCACAGGATGCGGCCCAGGGGATGCAGGGCGCCTTCGAGACCTTCTTTTACGACCCCATGAAAATGGGTTTGAAAGGCCTTCTGGCGGCGTTCGTGGACATGATTCGGAAGATTGTCGCCCAGTGGATGGCGGCGCAGATGACGAATATGATCATGGGGATGTTCGGCGGCGGGGGCGGCGGCGGGGGCGGGGCTGCGGCGGGGGTGCTGGTCCACAGCGGGGGCGTCATCGGTGGCGGTGGCCTGCCCACAAAATCTGTCTCCCCCTGGGCCTTCGTCGGGGCCCCTCGCCTGCACGCCGGGGCCTTGCTGGGGCTGGGGCGCGACGAGGTTCCCGCGATCCTCCAGACGGGCGAGGAGGTGCTCTCCCGGTCGGACGCGCGCAACCGGGCGAACGGCGGGTTGGCGGGCCCCGGCGCGGCGCCGGGCGCCAAGGTCCGCGTGGTCAACGTGTGGGATCCGAGCATCATTTCGGACCACATGAACGGCGCCGAAGGGGAAAAAATCGTGTTGAATATCATCCGGAAAAATCGCTCGGGCGTGGCGCAGCTCGTGAGCCAGGGGAGCTAGATGGCCGTTGAAATTGGCACCGCCACGGGGTACCTGGACCTCCTCGACAAGCTGAGGATCTTCGCAACAGGGCTCGCCGGTGGCGAGGCGTGGACGGTTCTTCGTTGGGTGCACGACAGCGAGGACAACGGCCACGAACTGGTCCTCCAGGGGCCTGGCCTGGCGGAATTGGATGAAATCATGGTGGGCATCAAGACCTACCGGAGCGTGACCAACGATTATTACAACTGGAAACTCCAGGGGTACGCCGGTTTTTTGAGCGCCATGGCGTTCGATACGCAGCCGGGCGCCATCCCCACCTCCGGGAATACTCCTCGCGTGTGCCTCTGGCCGAATTCCATCCCCTACTGGTTTGTCGGGTCGGGCCGGCGTCTCATCGTGGTTGCGAAGATTTCCACCGTATACCAGGCGTGCTATCTGGGGTTTCTGCGCCCGTACGGGACGCCCGGCCAATACCCGTATCCACTGGTCGTGGGTGGTTCGTCATGCGTCCTTGCCGGAGAACGATGGAGCGTCCAAAGCGGGGATGTCCGCCATTTTACAAACCCGGGTGGGCAGATTGTCATCGGCGCGCCCCCGTCCGCGAGTACGCTGTGCCTTCGCACGCCCGGAGGGGTGTGGGGGCGCTTTTTGAACAACTACAGGCCCAGCTATAACGTCTGGCCCTACTATGGGGCCAACATCCAGCGCACGGTGCCGATCGAGCTGTTCCGCGAGGGGCTGGATGGCTCCTATCCGTACCTGCCGCTCGTGCTGACGTGCACACTATTCACCGGGGACTGCTACGGGGAACTGGACGGGTGTTACTACATCTCCGGGTTCAACAATGCAGCCGAAAACATTGTTGAGGACGGCGCCAATACCCTGCTGGTCGTCCAGAATGTCTATCTGACCAGCGCCGGAAACTACTGGCTCCTCAAACTGGAGTGAACCGTGGCATACGAAACCGGGGCCGCACTGGATGAAAACGACCTGCTCGACAAAATCAAAACGTTTGCCGTTGCCAGCGGGTGGAGTCTCAACTTGTGGGCCACTGACGGAGACGGCTGGCGTTTGCATTTAAAAAAGGGCGACCAGTACGTCAATCTGCGCTCTACCTTGACGAACCCTACCTATACCCAGAACACGGGCCACCATATCTGGCTGGGTGGCTCTGACGGTTTCGACGCCGGGGACGCGTGGAACGCGCAGCCAGGCGCGTCTCCATCGGCGCTGCTGAGGGACATGGCCGGGCCCTATGCCGCGTATCATTTTTTCGCGAACGGGGATTCGTTTTTTCTGGTCGTTGAACAGGTGACCGGCACGTTTCGCCATGCGGGGTGGGGCCTCATCACAAAAACCGGGCTGGCCCCTGCGCAATCGGGCGCCCACGTGGGGGCGGTCTATGAGCTGCCCACCGGCTTGAACACGGATTCGCAGGGCCACAGCTACTATTTTGATGCGGGGCAACTCAGCAACCCGCCCGGGTACCGCAGCCATTTGCGCGCGGATGTGGATGGCGTGCTGGGATGGGTGCCCATGACGGGGAATGTCAGTTCCACCCCACGGTGTTTGGGGCCGTGCCGCAACAAGGGGCTGCTGGAAGACCTCATGGTTTGCCAGCCGAACACATTCAACGAGGCCACCGCGTTTTTCCCCATGGTGCTGGCGGTAAGCCGCGCGAGTTCCTATTGGTCCATAGTCGGGTATCCTCCTGACATCGCGCTGTGTGATATCACCAATTACGCCGATGGCCAGGAGGTGGCCGTGGGCGCCGACACCTGGAAGCTCTTCCCGTGGTCGTCCCGCGAGCGCGCATTTCCCGGTACCCGAGCGTACGCCTTCAAAAAGGTGGCCTGATGCCAACGGTCCTGGGCGCGTTGTGCTGCGCCCCCTCGCTGGATGCCGACAATTACAACCTGTCGGTGGACATTCTCCCCGATGAGGGGGACTTCGAGTTTTTTGGTGTTGCTGTTCCTGCCAATCCGTCATCTGGCGACGCGACCTTTGTCGTGCCCACGGAAGAGCCCGCGATCTCCCTGAGTGGTGAATTGGTCCCATGCTGGGGCGCTTGGTACTACCAGGGGATCCATGTCGTTCCGCCCATCGTGGACGTGGGCAACCTCATGGCCGAGACGCATTACCCCATTGAGGTGTGGAACGCGACGGATGCGGTGCAGAACCTGAGCGCGATTACGGAGGCGCTCACTCAGGGGCTCGGGCTCTATGGCCCCGCAGTTCCACCCACGGACTATGTCCCGCTCGAATCGAGGATGTACGACCTTCTCGTGACGCTGGATGGGCCGGGCCGTATTGACGGATGGTACACGTTTCTCTTCCCTCCGAACAATCCCACGTTGCATGTGACGGGCTGGCGCATTTCGGTCATGGGGTTGGCGCCGGACTGGTCGGACGGGTGTGTCGAGCGGATGGGCTGGCTCACGGATGTCATGACGGCCTATGACGGGACGGAACAGCGGGTGCGTTTGCGAAACAACCCGCGGCGGGAATTCGAGTGGCAATACACGTTACGCGGTAACGATTTGAACCGGCTGGATGCGCTTCTTTGGGGCTGGCAGAGCCGGGTCTACGCCATGCCCCTGTGGATGGATGCGCGGTTTCTCTCCGCAAGCCTTGCCGCCGGCTCCCTCTCGGTGCCCCTGGCGACGCAGTACCTTGGCTATGTGGCGGGGGGGCTGGTAATCCTGTGGCAGAATGGGGGGACGTTCGAGGCGATCGAGGTGGCGAGTGTCTCTCCCGGGGGTGTGACGCCCTCCACCCCGACTCAAAATTCCTGGCCCTCCGGAACCATGGTCATGCCCGCACGGCTGGCGCGACTGCCCGCGGCCGTCTCCATCTCCAGGGTCACGGATACGGTTGGCCAGACCATGATTTCTTTCGCGATCGAGCCGGGGCTCGGCCGTGGCGGGTTGGGGTCGTGGGCGCCCCCGGATTACCAGGGTTATGACGTATTGACCACCCTGCCGAACCGGAAGGACGCCCAAAACGTGGAGGTTTTGAGATCGTTTGAGCGCATCGATTTCGAAACCGGCGCGGTCTCGGCCGTGACGCGCGTGGACCACCCTCAGATCGGAACGCCCTTTGGCTGGCTGTTACAGGGCCGTGCCGCCATCGCGGCGTTCCTCGCGTTTTTGGAGGCACGGGTGGGCCGGTGGACGCCGTTCTGGGCGCCCACCTTCCAGAACGATATCGAGCTGACACGGCCCATTTTGCCCGCCGATACGCAGATCGGGGTGAAGGATGCGGGTTACGAACGCTATTATGACGGGCACCCGCTGAGGCGCGACCTGGCGTTCATGCTGCCGGACCGCTCCTGGCTTTTTAGGAGAATCACCTCGGTCACCCCCGGGAATGCAGGCGAGGAACTCCTCGCGCTGGATGCCCCACTCGGCGTCGCCGTTCCTATCACTGGACTGCCGCTGGTTTCGTTTATGAACCTGTGCCGGCTGGATCATGACCAGGTGGATCTGGCGTGGGTCTCGGATTCCGTGGCGACCGTTTCGGTGCGCCTGCGCATGGTGCCCGCATGACCTACGCCTCTCGGGAGACCGGGGTTTGCACGGGCAACCCTATTGAGCTGCTTAAATTTACCTTGCTCGGGCAAAACTGGTGTTACACCAGCGGGGATGAGGAGATCGGTTACAACGCGCTCACCTATTCTCCCGCGCCTCTGTTACGGGGGGTGCCCGAGCAGGCGGGCAAGGGCGGGGATTCCGCATTGACGCTGATCGTTCCGGCCGATATGGACGTGGCACTCCTCTACAGGGTGTACGTTCCGGCCAGGAGCATGGGCTTGACGATTTATCGTAAACACCGGGACGATGCCGAGGTTATCTGTTTTTGGACGGGGTCTGTGCGGTGCGTGACGTGGAAGGGCGCCACCGCCGAGCTGCGCTGCGAGCCCACATCGGCGGGGATGAAGCGCGACGGCCTGAGATACCAATACCAAGCTACTTGCAACCACATGCTATACGGTGACGATTGCGGGAAAGACCAGCTCCTTTACAAAACCGTCGTGACCGTGGATGCCATCGACGGGGATGCAATACAGTCCGAAGAATTTGCCACCAAGGCGGACGGTTGGTTTAAATCCGGATACCTGATGCGGGGTAACGACCCCCGGATGATGGTATCGCACATTGGGGACACGGTAACGCTCATCCTGCCGTTTGAGGGCCTCATCCCCGGTGAGCGCCTCGATGCCTATGCCGGGTGCGACCGATCCAAAGCCACGTGCATTGCGACCTTCAACAATTTGGTGAACTACGGGGGGTTCCCAAATATCCCCACCAAAAATCCCTTTAACAAAGGGCTGTCCTAGTGCTCCAGTTCTGGTGGTGGGTCATTTCCTGGGTTGTCTCCTACATCGTAGGAGAGATGCTGAAGCCTCGGCCCAGCACCAATAATGCGAAGCCCCCCGGGCTGGGAGATTTCACGTTCCCTACGGTGTCAGAATCGAGGCCGGTGCCGGTAGTGTGGGGGACCGTGGAAGTCTCCGGCCCAAACCTGGTGTGGTATGGCGACCTCGAAGTGATGCCGCTTCAAAAATCGGGGCAGACCGTGGCGTGGGCGTATTTTATCGGGCTGCACTTTGTCGTTTGTCACGGCCCCGTGGACGCCCTGGTTCAGATCCGGGCGAATGATAAAAAAGCGTGGCTCGAATCGCCGCCGGCCGTGACGATGGATGAGACCATCCAGATCGCCAAGGGCGATCTGTTCGGTGGGCCCGAAATGGAGGGCGGCCTCGGGCAGTTGGTTTGGCTGCACGACCCTGCGATTTACATCCCTTACGGACAGGTGAATGTGTGGTCTGGCTCCCCAAGCCAGGTAGCGGACGGCTACCTCTCCAGCAACATCTCCGGGGGTATACCGGCCTACCGGGGCGTGTGCAGTATCGTGTTTCGCCATTTTTATATTGGGACATCCACCTACATCAAGGCGTTTAAATTCGCGGTGCGGCGCCTGCCCCGAGGGTTGGCCAGTGGCAAGGAGGACATCGCGGGCGATGCGAACCCTGCCGAAATGCTCTATGAGCTGCTCACGGATGCGCGGTGGGGGATGGGGGCAGATCCCGCTGTGATTGACGAGGTGAGTTTTCTGGCGGCGGCGACCACACTCTACGACGAGGGGCTGGGCCTCTCGATGCAGTGGGATAACCGGCGCACGATCGAGGACATGGCCGCGGAGATCCTCCGCCACATCGACGGGCTTATTTACACGGACATCCATACCGGGAAGCTCACGCTAGCGCTTGCCAGAAAAGACTACGCGGTAGGCGATCTGCCCGTATTCAGCGCCTCCAACGCGAAGTTGGAGGATTACTCGAGGATGGCATGGGATGAGACCACCAATGAGGTGCGGGTGGTCTATTGCGATCGCAACGCCCGGTACCAGGACCGGACGGCGATGGCGCAGGACATCGCCAATTGGGAAACCCAGGGCGTCCTGGTATCCACAGAGATCCAGTACCCCGGTATCAGCAATGCGGCCAACGCCTCCAAGCTGGCGGCCCGCGACCTGAAGGCGCTGACCTTTCCGTTGGCGAAGGGCACCCTCAAGATCAACCGGGAAGGGAGTGACATTGCGCCAGGAGCCGCGTTCGTTCTCAATTGGGAGCCGCTGGGGATCGTGCAGATGGTGGTGCGCGCTCTCAAGGTGAGCTACGGTGAGCTGAAGGATGGATGGATCACGGTATCCTTCTCTCAGGACGTATACGCCATGAGTGATTCCATCTATGCAGATCCGGGGGAACCCGGCTGGGAGGATCCGGGGAGCGATGGCGAGGACCCCGCCCTGGTCGAACTGGTGGAGATGCCCTATTTCGTGCAAAACGCACGGACGGGCGTCGATCCGGCTCGCGCGCTCCCCATGATTCTGGCGGCGCGCCCTACGCAGGATTCGCCGGTGTATGACCTTTTCGCCGGCCAGAGCGGCCAGCCCTACGTGCAGCATGGTGACGGGTACTGGACGCCGGTGGGCCTACTGGATGAGGCGCTCGGACAGGAGGACTCCAGCACGATCGTCGTGTACGCAGACTCGGGGATGGAATGGCTCACGACTCCCGATCGGCAGGAACGTGGGTGGAGCCTGTTCCAGATCGGTGTCGAACTGGCTGCGTATGGGGGGGTCACCGACAACGAAGACGGAACGTATACATTAACAGGCGTATGGCGGGGGCTGCTCGACACAACCCCGGCTGCGCACGGCGCCAACGAACGGGTGTGGTTCCTCAGCGCGGGTTGTGGATCTCCGGGGGTAGCCTACGATGACGGGGACACCCTGAACATCAAATGCAGGACGCGAGCGAGCCTCAGCCTGCTGGCGCTGGAGAGCGCAACGGCGCACTCCATCACCCTGGAGGGGCGCTCCTTGCGCCCATATCCTCCCGGACACGTCATGGCCAATGGGCAGGGCTACCCCACGGAGATCACGGGCGAGCTGGCGGTTTCGTGGGCTCACAGGGATCGCCTCCTGCAAGAGGATCTCGTCCAGCAGACCGCTTCGAGCGTCGGCCCGGAGTCCGGGACAACCTATACACTTCGGATCTACGGGGAGACGGACGCCCTAATCCATACGGAGGCAGGCCTTTCGGGTACGAGCTATACCTACCCTGAAGCCACGGAGATCGCGGATTCTGGCCTGGGAAGGCTCAATGCCCACCTGCGTTTTGAGCTTGAATCCGCATGTGATGGGAGAGTATCCTGGCAAGCGCAGAAGCGAGAGTTCGACCGCTCTCTATAATAGAGGATGAAGAGGGGTGATTTCGGTACGGGTTGGATGGTGTATTTTGGGCCCAATCGAGGGGGTGGTTTCAAAGGCACTTTTAAGGGTCTTTTTCTGCCCCCAAATCCCCACAAAAAATGACCTTAAAAAGTGTTAATTATGTAAATTCTGTGATTGCGCAAACCTCTCGTATAAATTGTGCAAACCTCTTGGCGTCTTACAGCGGGTGACGGTGAAGGCGGAGGGGACTGGGAGGGGCCCGTCGCTGGAGGAACTGCCCCACCAGTCGGCGCTACCGCCG